GTGACGCAAAGAGCCGGTCGGAGTTCTACAAGGCCTCGCTCGGGACGTCGTCGTCGCCGGGGTGGAACACGCCGAACGACATCCGGCGGCTGGAAAACCAGGACCCGATCGCAGCCCCGGGCGCGGACAAGCTCGTGACGGTGGACGAGCTCAGTGGAAGGCAGGCGCCGGCGACCGGCGCGGGAGGAGCGGCGTGAAAGAGCGACTGGAGACGAAGCGACTGGCGAAGCCCTTCACGTTCAAGGCCCTCGGCGAGGAGGGGGGAGCGATCGAGGGGCACGGTGCAGTCTTCGACGAGCCATGCCCCACCAGCTCGTGGGCGCTCCCGCCGGACTGGATGGACGTCGTCCGCCCGGGCGCGTTCAAGAAGACCATCGCCGAGGCGAAGAAGCGCAGCGTGATGCCCGCCATGCTCCTTCAGCACGACCGCTGGGGGCTCCCGGTGGGCGCCTGGACGAGCGCCGACGAGGACGCGGACGGACTGAAGCTCACGGGCCAGCTCGCGACGAAGACCGAGCAAGGCGCCGACCTGTACGAGCTCATGAAGATCGGAGCCATCAACGGGCTCTCCATCGGATTCTGCCCCGTCAAGTTCAAGCTCGACGAGAAGACGAGGACCCGCGAGCTGATCGAGGTCGACCTGGCGGAGGTCTCGATCGTCACCTTTCCCGCCATCGACTCCGCCCGCGTGACCGACGTGAAGAGCGCGGACCCGGCACTGAAACGACATCTCGAGACCGTCCTGCGCGACGCAGGCCTGTCCCGGACCGAAGCCAAGGCGATCGTCGCCGAAGGCTTCAAGGGTCTCGACCTGCGCGACGCAGGGGGCGAGGTACCCGGCCTCAACGAGTACGTGCAGTCGATGCAGGACCAACTCTACAGATAGGAGAAGCACACATGGACTTCGAGAAGCTGAAGGGACTCCACGAAGAGCAGAAGAAGGCCTTCGAGGAGTTCAAGAGCGCCAACGACGCGCGCCTCACCTCGATCGAGGCGAAGGGCCACGCCCCCGCCGAGTTCGAGGAGAAGCTCGGGAAGATCGCCGCCAACCTCGACCGCATCGAGAAGGAGACGAAGCGCGCGCAGGACGAGATCGAGAAGAAGATGAACCGGGCCTCCCTCGGCGCCCCCGGGACCGACCCGGCGGACGAGAAGAAGCGGGAGTACAAGGCCGCCCAGAACCAGTACCTCCGCCGGATGGTGGTGGAGGAGAAGACCCTCGTCCGCGGCGACGACTCCGCGGGCGGCTACCTCGTCAGCGACGAGATGGACAACGCGATCATCAAGGCCGCGGTGCTCATCTCGCCGGTGCGCGAGCTCGTCACGGTCCGCCAGGTCTCGAAGACCGCCATGAAGGTCCCCAAGCTCACCGTGGCGCCGGCCAAGGCGGCCAAGACGAGCGAGGTCGGGACGCGCTCCGAGTCGACGAACCCGGGCTACGGGGTCGTCGAGCTGCCGACGCACGAGTTCTTCGCGATGCACAAGGTGTCCCACATGCAGCTCGAGGACTCGGACTACGACATCGAGGCCGAGATCGCCGAGTTCATCGGCTGGCAGTTCGGGCTCCGCGAGGGGTACGACGTCGTCAAGGGGACGGGCGTCGGCGAGTCGCGCGGCTTCCTCGACAGCGGCGCTGGCGTGGCCTACTCGGCCTCCGGCGTGGACGCGAAGATCGCCGACACCGACGGCACGGCCGACGGCATCATCGACCTGGTGCACGCGGTGAAGAGCCCGTACGCCGCCAACGGCCGGTTCGTCTTCAACCGGACGACCCTCGGGGCGCTGCGCAAGCTGAAGGACACGCAGAAGCGGTACATCTTCGAGCCGTCGCCGGCGACCGGGATGCCCAACACCATCCTCGGGCACCCCTACACCGAGCTGCCGGACATGCCCGACATCGCCAGCAACGCGTTCCCGATCGCGTTCGGCGACTTCAAGCGGGCGTACCGGTTCCACTCGCGGATCCAGTCGTCCATCCTCCGCGACCCGTACTCGTCCAGCGACAACGGGCTCGTGAAGTTCACGGTCTACCGGCGGCACGGCGGCGACGTCGTCCTCGCCGAGGCCATCCGCCTCCTCAAGTGCAGCGCCTCGTAGTCACGGGCGCACAGAAAGGAAAACGCACATGCCTTCCCGCGACCTGCATCACAAGATCAAGGTGCTCCCCAGCATCGTCCCCGCCGCCGTGAAGACGGCCAACGCCGTCACCACCGGTGCCACCATCGACAGCGCCGGCTTCGAGTCCGTCGAGCACGTGATGCAGACGGGCGTCATCACCGACGGCACGTTCACCCCGGCCGTCTTCGCCGGCGACGAGTCGAACATGAGCGACGAGGCGGCCGTCACGTCCGCCGACGAGCTCATCGGCACGATCGCCGACGCGACGTTCGCCGCGACCGACGGCAGCAAGACCAAGAAGATCGGCTACCGCGGCCCCAAGCGGTACTCGCGCGTCAAGGTGACCCAGGCCGGCGCCACCACCGGCGGCTTCATCGCCGCCGCCGCCGTCCTCGGGGACGCCCGGTCCCAGCCGCAGTAGTCCCCTCGGTGGGCGGCCGGTCGAATCCCGACCGGCCGCTCACCACCTCTCCGAGGCGCCCCTGTGGCCTACGCACTCGTCACCCCTCCGCCGGTGGAGCCGCTCAGCCTCGACGAGGCGCAGGCGCATCTCCGCCTCGAGCTGGACCGCGGGGATGTGTACGTGGGCGGGCTCATCTCCGCGGTGCGCGCGTGGGTCGAGGAGACCATCAACCGCGCCCTCATCACGCAGACCTGGGACCTGGTGCTCGACGCTTGGCCGCGCGTGCTCGTGAACGTCTCCCGCCCGACGCCGCAGCTCGCCGGGATCGGGATGGACTTCGAGCGCGTCCTGTACGGCCGGTCCGCCATCGACCTCATGAAGGGCCGCCTCCAGTCGGTCGAGTTCGTGAAGTACGTCGACGACGCGGGCGTCCTACAGACGCTCTCCCCGTCCGCCTACATCGTGGACACCGACAGCGAGCCGGGCCGAATCGCCCCGGCGTACGGGCTCCTCTGGCCAACCGCCCGCCAGCAGTTGAACGCCATCCGGGTGCGGTTCGTGGCCGGCTACGGCAGCGCCGGGACCGCGGTCCCGCAGTCCATCAGGGCCGCGATGCTGATCATGATCTCCGACCTCTACGAGCACCGGGAATCCGAGGTAGTGGGCGCGACCGTGTCGCGGGTGCAGTTCGCCGCGGACGCGCTCCTTGCCCCGTTCCGCCTGGATACGGTGGGCTGATGGCGATCCGCGCCGGCGAGATGCGCCACCGCGTCCGCATCGAGCAGCGGGTGACGACCCAGGACACCTCCGGGGAGCCGGAGCACACCTGGGAGCTCCTCGCCGAGACGTGGGCGGGGGTAGAGCAGTTCCCCGGGCGCGAGCGCCTCTCGGGCGAGCAGCGGCTCGCACGGCAGCCCACCCGGTTCCGGCTGCGCTTCGTCGGGGGGGTCACCCCCGACATGCGCGTGGTCTGGGGTGAGCGGGTGTACGACATCCGCGACGTGCACCTCCCTCGGGGCATCTCCTACCGCGGCGCCGAGATGGTGCTCACGGCGGAAGAGCTCGTCGGCGAGCCGCCCTAACTTGCACTCCTCCGCCCCGGGGCGCTATCGGCGGCGAGTGAGCGCGGAGATCCGAGTCGAAGGCCTCGCGGACCTCGAGGCCAAGTTGATCTGCCTCGGCGAGGTCGCCGGGCTGAAGGTTCTCCGGTCCGCGGCCCGCAAGTCGTTCGCCCCCGTGCTGGAGGAGGCGAAGCGGCTCGTCCCGGTGAGCGACGCCGAGGGGCCGCACCTCCGGGACGCGCTCGCGCTCACCACGAAGGCAGCGGGCTACATCGGGCAGAACGTCGTCGCCACGGTCGGGATCCAGGTGAAGCGGCTCCCCTCGAAGGTGCGCCGGATGCTCCGCAAGCTGCGCAAGGAGCACGGGGTCACCCTCTCGATCGCGACGCCCCGCCGCTACTGGCACCTGGTCGAGTTCGGCGCGAGCCGGACCCACGCGCACCCGTTCATCCGGCGGGCGATCGACGCGAAGAAGCTCGAGGCGCTCAACGTCCTCCAGTCCGAGCTGCGCAAGAAGGTCGAGCGGGCCATGAAGAAGCAGCACCCGGGGGAGTCGTGACCTTCGGCGAGGCCCTCTACGGGCTGCTCTCCGCGGATGACCAGGTGGCGGCGATGGTCCGCGCCAACGGGCTCGTCAAGATCTTCCCCGACGTGGCCCCCCAGGGCGTCGCGCAGCCGTTCGTCGTCTACCACGTCGTGGACGACGCATCGATCCAGACGCTCGAAGGCGCGAGCGCCAGTCTGGCGCAGGCCCGGATCCAGGTGGACTGCTACGCGAAGGCCTACGCCTCGGCGCAGGAGCTGGCGCGCCGCGTGGCCGCCGTCCTGTCCCGCTACACCACAGCCTCCCTCACCTGCGCGCGCCTCTCGGGGCACGACGCATACGACGACGAAGCGATGTTGCACCGGGTAGTTGCCGATTTCTCGATGTGGAAAAGGAGCGATCTATGAGCAGCGCGATGCAGTCCCAGGGCGTGAAGCTTCAGCGTGGCGACGGGGCAACGAGCGAGGTCTTCACGACCGTCGCCGAGGTGCTCGGGCTGAAGGGCCCGACCGAGACCCGGAAGACGATCGACGTGACGAGCCTCGACTCGACCGTCCGGGAGTACCTCCCGGGGCTGAAGGACGGCGGCGAGATCTCCTTCGACCTGAACCTGATCGGGAACAACACCGGTCACCAGGGCCTGCACACCGACTTCGCGGCCGGCACGAAGCGGAACTTCAAGCTTCTCCTCACCGACGACGCCACCACCCCGTCGACGGCCGCCTTCGTGGCCATCGTGACCGAGTACGGCGTGGACGCCTCGGTCGACTCGCAGATCAAGGCGTCGATCAAGCTCAAGCTCACGAGCGCGCCCACCTGGACCTGGAAGACCTAGTCCATGGCCATGCTCACGAAGGAGCAGATCCTCGCAGCCGAGGATCGCCGGCAGGAGTCCGTCGAGGTGCCGGAGTGGGGCGGGACCGTCATCGTCCGCACGATGTCCGCCCTTCAGCGGGACCGGTGGCAGCTCGCGCTCATGCGCAACCGGGAAGATCCCGGGAGCGTCTCCCCGAGCGCGATGCTCGTAGCCTCCTGCCTCGTGGACGAGGCCGGTGAGCCGCTCTTCACGCCCGACGACGTCGCGGCGCTCGAGCGGAAGTCCGGCGCGGCGCTCTCCCGGGTGTTCGCCGTCGCGGCGAAGCTCAACGTGCTGGGGCAGAAGGACGCCGACGAGCTGAAGGGAAACTGATTGAGCGCCCGGGCCGCCGATTCGCATATCGGCTCGCCGCCCAGCTCGGGCGCGTGGACATCGATCGGATGCTCTCGGAGATCTCCTCCGAGCAGTTCGCCGAGTGGGCGGCCTACTACGAGCTGGAGCCGTTCGGCTGCGAGGTCGAGGACCAACGGACGGCCCTCCAGTGCGCGACGGTTGCAAACTCGTTCGCCCGATCGCGCCTCACGGCGATCGACTTCATGCCGAAGCGGATCCCGGAGAAGCCGATGTCACTCGCCAAGCGCATCGTGGCCGCGCTCGGCGGTACGGTCAGGGGGTAGGTGATGGCTCAGAGCCTTGCAGACCTGCTCGTTTCCCTCTCGCTCGACTCGGCGAAGTTCTCGCAGAGCGTGAAGAAGAGCCAGGACGAGATCAAGGGATTCTCCGCCTCCGCCGCTGAAGCTGGGAAGCGGATCGCGCACCTCCTCGAGTTCGAGGTGGTGATGCACGGCGCGGAGAAGTTCTACGAGTTCATCCACCAGGGGGCCGAGGCCGCCGACCGGATGGGCAAGCTCGCGCAGTCCACGGGCATGGGCGTCGAGGAGTTCCAGCGTCTCGCCGTCGCAGCGAAGATGTCGGACCTGGGGCAGGACGGGCTCTCGAAGGGCCTGGAGAAGCTCTCCCGGAACATGCAGAAGGCGGACGCCGACTCGGGCGACGCGGCGAAGGCGTTCGGGGCGCTCGGGATCGAGGCGACCAACTCGGACGGGAGCCTCCGCAAGGTCAACGACGTGTTCGGTGACGTCGCGGATGCGTTCGTGGGGATGGAGGACGGGGCGGGCAAGACGGCGCTCGCCATGATGATCTTCGGCAAGTCTGGAGCGGAGCTGATCCCGCTCCTGAATAAGGGCCGCGCTGGGATCGACGAGTTCGCCGACGGAGCGCAGCGGGCCGGGAAGATCCTCACCGAGGACGTGATCCGTGGAGCGGACGAGTTCGTCGAGACGACGAAGCGGCTACAGGGCAGCGCATCGGCCCTCGGGGCCATGGTCGCGGCGAGCGTGGCGCCGGCGTTCAAGAACCTGGTGGACAGCTTCACCGAAGGAGCGACCGGAGCGGAGCGGTTACGCGACGGCACGATCGGTCTCACCGAAGTCCTGAAGGGAGGCGCGCAGATCGCCCTGTGGGTCGAGCACTCCTTCATGATGCTCGGCACCCGGCTGGGTGGCATCGGGGCCATGATCGCGAGCGCGGGCCGGGGCGACTTCGCCGGCATCAAGCTCATCAACGAGGAGCTGGCGAAGGACTTCAAGGCGCTCGACGCTCTGTACGAGAAGCGCAAGGGGATGATCTGGGGCCCGGAGCACGCGACGGTCGAACACGGGTCGGGCGGCACCGCGAAGAAGCCCGCGCCGATCATCCCGAGCTCGATCGGCGGATCGTCGCAGGAAGTCGACGAATACTGGAAGGCGCTGGAGATGATGCGCGCCGAGGCAGACGCCCTCCAGATGGCGCTCGTGAAGCTCGACGGGACCAAGGTCAGCGAGACGGTCGCGAAGATCAGCTCGAGCAAGTTCCGGGAGGCGCTCGGGTACCTCACGCCGGGCGAGCAGGACGAGTGGATCGCCCGCTTCAAGGCGGCAGCACAGGCCGTCGACGACCTGAAGGCCAAGACCGACGCCGAGGCGGAGGCGGCCCGCCGGTACAACGAGATGATGCAGGAAGGCGCCCGCGTCACCGACGCGATGCGCACCCCGGCGGAGACCTACGTCGACACGCTCGCCCGGATGAATGACCTCCTCGCCGGCGGCGCCATCACGTGGGAGACGTACGGCCGTGCCCTCGCCAAGGCGAAGGCGGATATGGAGCAGGCGCAGCTCTCCAAGAACGTGCTCGCCCGGGACCTCACGAACGGGATCCAGGGCATCTTCGAGAACGTCTTGCAGGGCAACGGCCGGATCGACCAGATGTTCGCGGACCTCCTGATCCGGCTGGCGTCGAAGGCCGCGGCCGAGGAAATCATGCTGAACCTCGGATTCAACGTCTCCGGGGAGGGGCTGAAGGGCTTTTCTGGCCTGCTCGATATCTTCAGCAAGCTCTTCGGGGGCGCGGGCGACGTGATGGACGGCGCGGGGGGCTTCCTCGGGACCTTCGAGGAGTTCTGGGG